CGAGAACAACATTCTCGTTTGGTGTGGAGGGTGACTTTGACCCAGCGGATTACGTCTAACGTTTACCTTGACCACGATATTTTTTGAAAGAACGTTTGCGGTTCTTATTCATCGTTGCCATGGATTTAGGTCTTCGACCTATAGACGTTCCCTTTTTGATGGGGGTGTGTGCTTTTACTATTTTTACTGTGCGTGCCATTAAACTTCCCTTCACGCTTCACTTTCATGAATTCTTGCGCTTTTAATAATATTCTATAATGTTCTGTCCTCTTTTTGTCTGAAAAAGTTAACATTTTTCTTGACTTTCGCTTGACTTTTAGATTATAATACTTATATATATACTATAGAACATGCCGAAGGTTCGGGTGTTCTGTTAACCTTGCTTAATTTTTAGGAGGAAATGATATGACAAAAATAGGCAACACGCTATTCCCACGTGCATCTTTTATTGGGTTTGACCACTTGTTTGAAGAGTTGCAACACGCAACAGTTCATGCACATGACCACTATCCACCTCACAATATTGTGAAAGTCTCCGATGAGGAGTATCTCATTGAAGTAGCGGTAGCGGGATTCAGTAAAGATGAAGTGACAGTAGAACAGAAAGAACGTTCTGTTATTATTACTGGCGCACATGAGAGTAAAGGAAGGGAAGTAATTCATCGTGGAATCTCTACGAAGAAATTCAAAAGAACCTTCCGTCTATCCGAGTATGTCCAAGTAGACGGAGCATCTCTAAAGGATGGTATTCTTGCAATTACATTGAAGTTAGAAATCCCCGAAGAGAAGCGTCCTCGTTCAATTAAAATTAATTAATCGAGGAAACTTTTAATGAAAGACTTAGATATAGATACCGTTGCAAACTTGGGCTTATTTGTAGGAACGATGGTGCTCATGCTCATCATTCTTGCGCCCTTGACGCAACCACTTATCTAAACCAAGGCGTAGGGGGAGCAATCCCCCTACATATTATTATGAAACCAATGATAGCATACCAAATAGTTGACTTCAACAATCCTGTTTCTGTTGAGTATCACCAACTATCCAAAGACAGTTTTCGTCCCGCCATTGAGAAGGGACTCATTTCTGAAATTAAAGGGGTGCAATGCATAACACCTGATACTCTTCCTGAATACGAACACATGTTCAATTGGCGAAGAGACCTGACATTCATGAAAAATATGAATGGTGATATCACAGATAGTGAGAAGGCAGGAAATATTTCTCATTGGTTACTCATGAAACAACAGAGTGATACTGATGAACGTTTCTTTATTATGGAACATGATGCATTCCTATTGAATAGTTTCAAGTTTGAGAAAGCAATGGACTTCATGTTAACTCATGATTTGTGTTATGCTAATCTTGGTCTGTTTATGTCTTGTTATTCATATAATACAGATACAGCTGCATACTGTTGGAAGTTGTTGACCAAAGGTGCATTCCCAATCAACTGTGGCCCATACGGAGTTGCAGAACGATTATATAAAACATATGCTGACCGTGTTATGAAACCTAATAATTATTATGGTAGAAAGTATGGTTATCTAACACACTATAAAGATTGCGAACATCTAGGGTATGGATTGACCGCTCAAGAGATGTTCGAGACATATAACAAAGTTCCACCGCAAGGTGCCAATCTTAAGTTCCGACTACCCTCAACACAAGTCATCTCGAAACGATTGAGTATTACTCAAGAACATGCGGGTTATGAAGAGAGGTTCGTCAAAGAACCTTGGAAAAGGTCACACGCATTTGTAGTTTTAGATTGACAAATCCTGTTTGACTCTGTATAATACTACACAATGATATGAGGTTTATTTTATGCAATTTTATACTACTGTTGAGCGGTTTGGCAATAATCTCCTTTATCGAGGATACGATGGAACTGAAAGGATATCTAAGAAAATCCCCTTCAGTCCAACACTCTTCGTCCGTTCAGAAAAAGGGAACTGGAAAAACCTACAAGGTCAATCCGTAGCACCTGTCGAATTCGACACCATGCGTGAAGCGACTGACTTCATCAAACGATATGATGGCGTTCAGAACATGGAAGTCTATGGTCAAAACAATTTTATTACTCAGTTCATCACTCAACGTTTTCCTAACGAAATCAAGTTTGATTCGAATGTGATGACTATCGTAACCTTGGATATCGAGGTTGCATCCGATGAGGGTTTCCCCGAACCCGACAAGGCTGACTATCCTATTATCTCGATTGCGTTGAAATCAAACAAGTCCGACAAGTATGTGGTGTTTGGTCTTGGTGATTATGATGCACCTGACAATGTAATCTTTGTTCACTCTGACAACGAAGCAGAGATGTTAAACAAGTTTCTGAAGTATTGGTCTGACTCTCTTGACCCTGATGTCATCACAGGTTGGAACACCAAGAACTTTGATATTCCTTATCTTGTTAACAGAACAAGAAAATGTTTTGGTGATGAAACCGTAAAACGATTCTCACCTTGGGGTGTGGTTAATCCGAAGGTAGTGAAGGGTAATGTATTCATTCCTGATTCCAATACCTACGAGATGTGTGGTATTGCACAACTCGATTACTATGACCTGTTTCGTAAGTTCACCTACAACACACTAGGTCAACAAGAATCCTATCGACTCGACCATATCTCTCATGTAGTTCTTGGTGAACGTAAACTGTCCTATGAAGAACATGGTAATCTTCACACACTCTACAAGAATGATTATCAGAAGTTCATCGATTACAATATCAAAGACGTTGAACTTGTGGCACGTCTTGATGAAAACCTTGGACTTCTTGACCTTGCATTTACCATGGCGTATCGTGGTGGGGTAAACTTCGAAGACGTTCTTGGAACAACACACATTTGGGATTCAATCATCTATCGTATTCTGAACAATCGTAAAGTTGCGATTCCGCAGAAACGTGAGAAACCCAAAGGTAACTATGAGGGTGGTTATGTAAAAGAACCACAAGTCGGTTCGCATGATTGGGTGGTATCATTTGACCTTAACTCTCTGTATCCAAACATTCTTGTGCAATATAATATGTCACCCGAAACTGTGACCGATGGATTGATTGATACTAACGTTCCGCTTATGTTACATCGTAAGTCAAACCATACCGATGCAGATGCAATGAAGTATGCAGTTGCACCAAGCGGTGTGCGATTCAAGAAAGACCGTGAAGGTGTTATCCCATCTATCATTCGTGAATACTATGATGAACGTAAAGTCATCAAGAAAGAAATGATTGAGGCGCAGAAAGAATACGAGACCGCACCGACTCAGGCTTTGCGTAACAAAATCTCAACGCTTGACAATCAACAGATGTCCATCAAGATTCTTATGAACTCTCTCTATGGTGCGTTGGGTAATCGATGGTTTCGATACTTTGACCAACGTGTCGCAGAATCCGTAACACTTGCGGGTCAGTTGTCTATTCTATGGGCAGAGAAAGCAATCAATGAAGAGATGAACAAACTTCTTGACAGTGATGATGATTATGTGATTGCAATCGATACTGATTCACTCTATATCAACATGTCCAAACTTGTGAAGAAGTTTGACCCCAAAGACCCTGTAAAGTTTCTTGATAAGATTTCGTCCGAACACTTCGAACCTGTATTGACCAAAGCGTATGATAAACTTGCAACCTATACAGGTGCGTATACCAATCGTATGGAGATGGGACGTGAGGTGATTGCTGACCGTGGTATTTGGGTTGCGAAGAAACGTTACATTCTAAACGTGCATAACAACGAGGGTGTGCAATACAAAGAACCCAAGTTGAAACTCATGGGTATCGAGGCAGTCAAATCATCGACACCACAGGTGGTGCGTGAAAAGATGAAAGAAATGTTTCGTATATTGGTCAATGGTTCAGCATCAGAAACACAATCGTTCATTTCTAAGTTCCGTTCTGAGTTCAGTAAACTTCCCGCCGAGGATGTATCATTCCCTCGTGGGGTGAGTGACCTATCCAAGTGGCGTGATGCAAAAAACATTTATGGTAAAGGATGTCCTATTCATGTTCGGGGTGCGTTACTCTATAACCATCACCTGAAACAACAGAACCTTCGACACGAGACTGTCAAGAACGGCGAGAAGAATAAGTTCGTATATCTGAAACAACCGAATCCTATCAAGGAGAACGTTATCAGTTATCCGCAGAATCTTCCCCGTGAGTTTGGTCTTGAGTCTTATATTGATTACGACAAACAGTTTACCAAAACTTTTGTTGACCCGCTTGAACCAATCCTGAATGCGGTTGGTTGGAGTGCAGAACCACGTGCTAGTTTGGAGGATTTTTTTGGATGATGACATTATGGGGAGAGGACGAAACCCTTGAGACTAAGGTGTGTTCTCTATGTGGTGAAGAAAAACATATTCATGAGTTTGGATTACGAAGTGGTAAGAAAGAGAACTTTGCACATACTCGACAGAACAGACGTAACGAGTGTAGTAGTTGCAAATCAAAACTAAACAAACAGACTCAGACCGCAAAGAAGTTAGCTGGCCCTGTTCCTGACAATCATGTGTGTCCTATGTGTGATAGGAATGAAGAACAACTCAGAGGTGACCACAACGGTTGGCAAGGTAAGTCGCCTTGGGTTCTTGACCATGACCATAATACTGGTGCGTTTCGTGAATGGATATGTCAACACTGCAATATTGCAATCGGGTCTAACGGATTCGATGAAAATATTAACTCGTTAAATAATGCAATAAAATACTTGACAAAACATGCCTGACTTGTTATTATAATATTATGAGTTGTTTAATAAATGAAAGCATAAAAGAGAAAATCTTTGACGAGCAAGTTCTACCACTAGGTAAGTTGCAGTTAGCAATGGCCTTGGGTCTACCTGAACCGATAGGTATAGAGGACATGCAGAACGCATTGGTCGAAAAACTATTTGACGAAATGTCTTGACAAACCCTGATGGGTAGGATATAATGTTCCACAATGAATTACAGTCTAACGATATTCAAGAATACTTACGACAACAAGACGCATCGAACTATGCGTCTCAACAGTCTTGTGGAGTTCGAAAATCTACTCTATGGAATGAGTGCAATGAAGGGAGAGAAGGGTGGAAATAATTCTTCTCCTCTTATTAGTCCTAGTCGTTATATCGAAGACACTACGAGAAGTAACAAGAATGTTACTAGTTGGGGCGGTTGGGCTGCTCTTGATGTTGATAGTTTTCTTCTTCCTGATATTCCACGTGATGCCACATTTGATGTGGTTGAACTTCTAAAGAAAACCCTCGAAGAAAAGTTCGGAGAGTATTACTATATCTGTTACTCTACTGCATCGTCTACCGAAGAACAACCGAAGTTCCGTCTTGTCTTTCCTTTGACTAGGGGAGTCGAGTCTAAAGTATTACCTCACTTTTGGTTCGCACTGAATCAAGAGATGAGTGAACTTGGTGACCCACAGACCAAAGACTTGTCACGTATGTATTATGTTCCCGCACAATATCCGAATGCGTTAAACTTTATATTTACTAACAAGGGTGTCATCACTGACCCTGACATGTTGATGAACAAACACTCATATGTTGAACCAAGCGGAAACACATTCCTTGATAGATTACCACCTGAAATGCAGAAAGCAGTCATCGAACATCGTAAAGGACAACTAAATAATAAGGTGACTTGGACATCGTATCGAGACTGTCCCTTCTGGCCCAAGACTCTTGCAATGGAGTATCAACAGATTACAGGAACAGGATGGTATCACAAGATGTATCAAATCATGGTTGCAGTAGCAGGCAATGCGGTTAAACGTGGTTGTCCTATTACTGCATTGCAGATTGCAGAAATGTGTAAACAGTTTGATATAGATAATGGTAACTGGTATGACAACAGACCATTAGACAAAGAAGCTGACAGAGCATTGGAATATATTTGCAGGAACGGATAAAAATGAGAATTGTAGTTACAGGTGGTGCGGGATTCATAGGTTCGCACCTTATGTTAGACCTATACGCTGATGGGTTAGATGTTATCGGTCTTGATAACTTTAACGACTATTATGAC